TGCGGCGTGTACCGAAGAAGACGATCTTTTGACCGTCACGTACGTATGTGGAATCTTCTTCTTGAGGAGCTCCACCTTCACCGATATACGGTACTGAGTCAGAACCGTAAGCGATCAAGCGGTTGTACTGTTCGAAGAGGTTATAAGCCTTATCGACAGAGATTGCCGGCCAGAACTTGAGGTTCTTCATGTCAAACGTGATTGACTTCAGAGTTGCCTCTAGAGATTCCGCCTGAAGGACGCCACCATAAGTGAGGTCAGTAGGCTTACCAGCTCCGCCGTATCCAGCGGTGATTGCCTTATTCAAGTTCTCGATATCTGATGCAGATACGAGACCCTGGTCTAGGCCTTGTAGAACTTGGTTAATTGCGTCGTTCATTTTCGTTTCTCCTATTGATTACGAAATTCCGTATTTTGCTGCGATCTTGTGAAGGTCCTGTCCCATTTCTGCCCTGGTAATATCCAGAGAATCAACTTTCGTTCCAGACTTCTTCAAATCGAAGAGCTTGGATGCTACAGCTGACTTAGACAATTCTTCATAACCTTCTTCAGCGGTCTTACGAAGAGGAACAGCATTTGCTGTCACGCCCTTAGCAGGAACCGGTTGATCTGCGATTTTGTTAACAAGGTCAAGAATAGTGGACAACTTGTCCTCGAGAGGCTTTACGCGCTCTTCAACGAAACTCTTCATGAGAGCTTCAGACTCTTCTTGGGACTTCTTCAACCCGTGCATTACGAGTTTCTGGACATCGGCGTTGTTCTTCTCGGGAGAGTCTGCCTTCATGAACGGAGGCTTATCTTCCTTCTTGTCGTCGTCTTTCTTGTCCTTTTTGTCCTTCTTCTTATCATCCTTGTCGTCACCGTCTTCTTCTTTCTTCATGTGACCTTCGTCACCTTCAGACTTCATAGCCCAGTGAACGTTGCCCGGATCGGATTCAGAGTTTTTGCCCTGACCGTGGGTAACGCTCGAACTTGGAGACTGCGATGGACCTTGACCGCGCTTGTCACCTTCACCGGCAACAGGCTTGTGCTTACCACCGTCTGGATCAGATTGACGATTGTGGCCTTCAGCCTTTTCTGCGTCATCCTTATCCTTTTCGTCCTTGTCTTCATCCTCTTTCTTGGCATGAAGATCGCCGTTTGACGGCTTACCAGCGATTCCTTCGCCTGGTCCTTCGATCTTAATCTCACTAGCCGCGAATCGACTCTTCTTAAGCTCTTCAAGCTCTAGAAGCGTTTCATCGATCAGGTCGGTGAGGCTCTTTTTTAGTTCCTCTTTCATGTTAACTCCTCGTTAATCATTAAGACCCAATTACTGACCCATTCCCAACCAGTCAGTCGTACCGCGAACGCGAACCCAGTAAGGATTTCCAGCGCCGCCGGTCGAAGCCGGTAAACCATTGATCGAACTATCAGTGCCGCTACGACCCGAGAGGGTTGCTGCGTCAGCAAGAACGATGTCATTTGCCATACCTGCGACCATCGCGAAGATGTTTGCAGAGATAGGTCCGTTGATAATGTCAGCCATCGAACCTGCGGTCGAAACCGAAGATGCGATCAACAATTGGCCAGGGTTAGCTACGCCAATACCAAGATAAGGCGAAACAGTGTTTGAAACGCCGCCCATCGGAAGCTGAATTGCGGCAGTCAGGTAATAGACCGAAAGCGTGCCGGTATCTGCAGTGATTGTCACATAAGCATTACCGAAAGCGTCAAAACCTTGAGCGGATACAGTGTATCCCAAGATCTGCGCATTGCGTGCGATCTTTTGACTGATCGAAGTAATATTTGCCATTTCTTTCTCCTTAACTTACGAAAAGTTAAAACTTGATAGAACTAGTATATCACGGCGTGTTACTTAAACACCCACGTGACACCCTTGCATTACCTTAGGTTGCTATTGCACCCAGGAAAAGCTTATGCAGTTTCTCCATAGGGAATGAGCCACCGCAGTCTCTACACTTAACTTGGAACTTAGAATATATCTGTTCTTTGCCGCAGGAATCACAGGTTATGTACTTGAAATCGCGTCCTTGATCCATAGCTTCAGCTTGGAGTACTCCACCATGAGTCAAACTAGTAGGTGCGCCTGCGCCACCATATCCAGCAGTGAGCGCCTTCTTTACCTGTGCAGGTTTCCTAGAAGGGTGCAGTTTCCTGTAGGCATCGGCAACCTTCTTAACATAATCTGCAGCCTTGATGCTGTCAGGACCATCATTCTTGTAGCGCTCCCATGTACCCTTAAGCCCATGATTCCACGAGTGAATTAGCATATTCATGTCTTTGGTTTTGCCCTTATTTCTCTTAATGAGGGCCTCAGCAAAATCGTATGCTACTTGAGGATCACTGTTGAATGTTTCCGTAAACTGTCCGTGATTCTTATTTAGATCTTTAGATGCCTCAGCCAACTTAGGATACTTTGCGGCCAACTTAGGATCGTTGCGCAAGATATACGCGGCCGAATTAGGCATCATGCCAAACATACCGCCAGCTACATGCCCATTGTGCATGCTTTTCGAGTCGTTGATCGGCTCGTGGTGGTAGTTTACTCCGCCACTAGATTCAACCATACCAATAGCGCCGAGTAGAGGATTCTGCTGTGCAAACTTCTTGAAAGCTTCTTGATGCTGAGCAGGCATTTTTGCTAGGTTGACATTCTGTTGTTGCTGTGCTGGCTGCGGGTTAGGGACCTTGCCATCACCGGTTGGCGCAGGCGCAAGAGCTGTTCCTGCAGCAAGAGCCGCACCGGCGAGTGCAGACTTGACGCCTTTTTCAAGTTCGTCTTTTTTAATCTCATGAACAATCTCTTTGATCTTAGCGACGTTACTGGTAACCTTGGCTTCAAGAGCATATTGCAAAATATCATTTTTAGAAGGGATATGAATATCTGAACTCGCGAGTTCCGCGATCTTTTCGAGATTTTCAACAACCCTGGTAGCAGAGGCATCACGAGCTATGTGACGGAAAGAAGGAACATCATTCTGTGCAAGGTGTAGAACAGACCTGATCAGATTCATATCTGCTTCTTCATCGTATGCAGACCTATCTAATCCTAAAGGTTCGACAAGAGTAGCGTTATTCGCAGGAGTAAATGTAAGTGCAACTGAATGGATTTTCGTCCGAGCAAGGAGTGAAGGATCGGATATGCCTCTGGCAACTACTCCTCCTTCTACAGAAGCTTTCAATTTTAAAGGACAATCGGACTTATGTACGTTACGCAAGATCGCAGCAGCTGCTCGAGCGTTAGGGTGATCCTCATCATCGTATAGGAAGCCACGTACGTAAATGTACGGAGCTTTTACCTTGTCCCAGTAATATCTGTGACGGTCGTTATCGCAGTCTTCAGCCTTGAATATCTTCTTTGCTTCAGTGACCCTGCCCACGGAGTTGAAGAAACCCTTGCCGTGATTGTCGTTGAGACGACCCCTGCCAGCTTCAAGCTCGCCAATGTCTGCTCCTTCGACGGAGAGCATTTCACCCTGGGTATCTCGGAGTTGGGACCCCGAGCACATATCAATCTCAAGTGGTTTCTTAGCCATGACCTTAAGATTATATCAGGGGACTAGCTTATTTATTCTTAATTAAGGGCCAGAGTTTGAGGTCTTTGTCATCAAAGGTAACGGTCGTTAAGACTGCTCCTAGATCCTCAACTTGTAGGGATGAGCCTGCTTGCAGTGCTAGACTTAGACTGGCTGCAAATGCCGACTTGATCTGCAACTTACAAAGAAAGTCTAATAAACCGCGTCGTGCCTGTTTATATAGGTGGTAGTTGTCTGCGGCCATGTTCCCAACGAAAATTTCCACGCATGTCATAGATTAGCGTCATGTTTAATTTTATGCCAAGCTTAGAAAGAAATATGACTAAGTTGTAATGATGTGGTTTATCGGTATATCTTATGGTCGTCATCAGACAGGCTCTCCGTCACTACAGCCTCGCCGTTCTGAATTTCCTTAAGACTCTTAAACTGCTCAGCTTCACGAATCTTAGCGATTCCCGCCTTCTCAGTCTTCTTGACGGCATCAACCGACATGCAGTTAAGAGAGGCAATCTCTACATCTGATGGGGCTTTATCACCAGCAAAGTCTTGAATGTACTTGAAGAAACAATAGTTGGCGACTTGGTGATTAACTGCCCACGGACACCCAGGAAGCTTAGCTTCCTCTTCTTCCGAGAGTTCTTTACCTGCGGTCCTGATGGCGCGCAGACGAAGTACAGCAAGAGGGCAGAACGTATCTGGCATACAGTTCAACCCACGAGGACATCTCTTATCCATCTTGCTGTCGTCGGACATTAGTTTAGCGCTTGAACGCCCTCAGCTTGGTCAGCAGCAGGAGCAAGTTGTAGAGGCTCTGCTGTTGTTGTAGCGTCAGTCGATTCACCGTTGGATGTTTCAGGGCTAACCTCAGCAGCCGGAGCTGGGTTTCGGATTCCGAGGAGTTCAATTTCATGATCGACTCCGTTGAGGTTGACAGTTGCTTTTGCTCCCACCCACCCGAGCGCCCGCGAAGGCATTGACAAGCTCAGGAACACCACAATCGGCAAGCTTTATGCGAGAACGGAAGATACCTTGATCTACGTTTTGGGTTGTTGACGTCAAGATGATGGTGCTTTCTTTTTCAACGACATCGCCTACTGTGAAGTTTCCATCTGCATCTTCTTTGTCAGAAGCTTCAGTGAAGTCAGTGAGACGCTTAGCGTTGGCGACTTCGTTCATCTTAACCAGATCTAGGCCGGACACTTCTTGGATGGCCAGGATCTTGTACTGGGTTTCGTTTAGGAGACCCATGGCTCGGCCAAGGTCTTGCTGCATATTTCTCATGTTGTTCATCAATTGCTGAGTCATCATCTGAGAGATGCGAGAAGCCATCTCAAGGTTAGCGAGCTTCTTCTCTAGGGAAGCAAGTCGTTCCTTGCGGTTTTCTTGTGGCTTCTGACGGAAACCCTTTTTAGTCGATGTCATTAGTTCTCCTTTTCCTTTAATCGCTGACAGAAAAACTTCAGGAGCTCAACTTCTTCGTTGGTGAGGCCTGGAGTGTTGGTTGTTGACCCGAGGATTTTACCTAGTTCTTGATTCAAGAAGTGGCGAACAGCGCGCTCTACCTCGTCGTAAGCGGCTCCTTTGCCTTTTATAATTCGTCGGCTAAGGACGTCGTTGATGATATTAGCTCGTTCGAGTTTTTGTTGTTCCCGAGTTTTAGTTTTATCACTCCCAACTGCCTCAGTAGATGCAGCAGGTGTCTCGTTGGTGCTGGCGGGATTCTTTTGACTTTTATCGTTCGGCAGGGCTTGGACTGCATCTGGGAAATCCTTAAGCTGTTTACGCTCAAAACCATACTTGTCTGCCATGTTTGAGAACAAAGCTCTCGCCTTAACAAACTGTGGCTTAGTGAGCGGCTCATTGTTGTCTACACAGCGCTGCCAATGAGCGGCGCTATCATGGTCAAACATCAAGATGCGAGTGATTTCCATGTTCGCTTCGATCTCGCGAAGTATCTCTATTGCCTCATCGTTGAGCAAAGCAGCTCTTCCGTATACCTGAGGCCATACAAGCTCACCATAGTGGGATCGATCGAGAACTATATCTCGACCTTGTATACCAGTGAGTAAGTCAACCCACTCTCCGACATATTGATCTGCCGTAGTGCCTTTTGTGGGAGCTGAAATATGCATGATCTCATAGCCTTGACGCTCAAACATCTGTGCCACAGATGATTTACCAGTTCTATCGAGACCTTCTAAAATAATCAACGCCATTGAATTTGATTATACAGAGAGAATATCGAACTGCATCGCTATGTTTAGCGCTTGTCTCTCATTTATGATATCGAGTCTAAATAAGATCTTGATCAGGTGCATAACTGAGTCGCGTTCAGCTTTAGTAGTGAGGCGACCAGAGCTCCTATTGATATACAGAGTATTACTTCGGGCTGAGTGCATTGATTGGATTTGCACCGCCACCCTGTTCAGCCTTAGTAGCGCCAAACTGTTTTGCGGTTTCCTTCAAGCCGTGAGCGACTGCGTCAGAAGCAGCCTTAGACTTGATCTGTTCCATCTCAAGATCATGCTTCTCTTTATCGCGACCATGTGCAGCTTCAGCGTGTTGATGCTTCTGCTCTTCAGCAGCCATCTTCATCTGCATTTCCTGGTTCTGCGCGGACGCTTGATCTGCCATCTGAGCGGCTTGTTGCTTTTGTGCATCTATAGTGAGCAACAACTGCTGCCATGCCAAGAACTGTGGATCACCAGGAATGTATTGAAGTTCCTTGCGCTTTGAAGCCTCTTTGTCGCCAAAGAAGTATTCTCGAATTTCCCCGCGGGTGTAATTCTTCTCTACTAGAGCCCAGAAGGCTTGGTTTAGCGGAAGGTCAGCAACTTCTTCATCGATCTTTTCTTTCTGAGCCTGCTTGAGCAGGTCATTCATGCTTTTCCAAACCGTCATCTCAGCTTGCATCTGAGCAATTTCGGTCTGTGGAGTCTCTTCGGTCATGCCCGTGAATGTGAACTTGTACTTGAGGGCCAAATCCTTGTCCAAGGCAACCATGATGTCATTGTTGATTAGATCCTCAATGAACATAAGCAATGGAACTAGACCACGCTCTCTTGAGTACGTGATTTTGTATTCGTTAGAAGCTTGCTGCATCGGAGCGCGACCATTTGAAGAGATCAAATAGTCAAGTCCAAGTTCGACTGGGTCGATCTGGAACTGAGCGCACAGAATACGCATGAGGTGATTGTTGTAGTTGAGGTATTCCATCTCTTTAGCGTTAGCCGACATTGGAACCCATTGAACTTCATCTAGACCGGCAACGATCGGAGTTCTCCAAGCGTTCTGATGACCAGTGATGCTATTGTAGAACGTCCTGCGGAAGTTAGCCAACTGCTGCTGAGTAACCGTGCCCTTCAAGTGAAGGACGCCGCGGGCAGCATAACCATGCGTGAAGAAGTTAGAGTTGTAGTTCTCCACGTTCATGTGGTTCGTGATATTTATGATCGCGAGCTCAAGCGGAGAATAACAGTACCCCAAGGAGTCTGCAAAGTTTTGTGGGTTGAATAGTCTAAAGATACAATCTTCATCACCAAACGTGGCAAGCGGACGGTTATCGTAAGAGATTTGAACATACTTAATGAACTCGTTTTCAACTTCGTTAATGACCTGTTTAGCTTTAGGATCGTTATCACTCTTTGGGCGGGTGAGCTGGTAGTTCTTCATGGCGCTGGAGGATACTTGATCTTTCGACAAAGCCTTATTGATCAAATAGATAGACTCAGCAGGAAGTGGCCTAAATCTGTGCAAACCACCCTTGCGCGTCTTCACCTTTTCAATAGCTACATGACCAAACGTCAAAGCGTCACGGCCAACAATCTTCAAGAACTCACCGAAGTGTCTCTTATCGTCTGCTGGCGTTCCTTCTTTGCGACCGCAATTGTAGAGGAAGTCCTCTATCATTGCGCACTCTTTCTTTTCGTCGTCTGTATAGTGGGTCTCGCCATCTCGCTTGATCATGCGGAAGCCCATCTCTAGGCGTCGATGCTCTGGACGAGAGAACCTCAACAAGGTGTCTACTCGACATTGAATGATGGCAGAGATTAGCCAATCCCTTACCGATACTTCCTTGAGGGTCTTATTGGAGATACGGGTGAGCTTGAACTTATAGTTGACTTGTGACCCGATGAGATCAAAGTATGGGTCATCGATGTATGCCTTGCGGCCAATCTCTTGACCGGCGTCGGCATCTGGCTCTCTAACATCAGGAACGGCATCGCCATCGGCTAAGCTAGGGACGTTTCCTGGGGCAGAGGACGTAGGTATGCCATCAGCCTTCAATAGGTCATCAATTTCGCCCTTAAACCTGTCTTTAATCCAGTCGTCGTACCAGCTCATACTGTAATTATACCTTTAGGTCACTTAAAAGTGCCTTATACACTCCAAAGGAAGCCACCTGAGCCGCCAGTGGAGTCATCACCGTCGTCCGGGTCCTCGAGTTCAGAGGGTTTACCGATTTTACCTAGTTTGGAGCGATCAGGTTCTGTTTCGTTCATCTGTATGCCCTGTGCCTGGGCATACTCCGATGCCGACGGCATCCTTTGGAAGTTACCATGAGCATCTTGCAGGTTGGCAACGCCATCTGCTAGACCAGAACCCAATATGACAGTCGATTTACCGAACAATAGAGTCATTGGGTACCTGAGAGCATCGATCCAGTGATCATGCTCTGTATCTGGATCATCGGTGATGAGTCCAGCCGCGTCCATCTTGTAGTGGTAGAGGCTAAATTCTCTCACTAATGGAGTGCAATGATCCTTTGCTATAAATAACTTAGGTTCTGTGGATCCTGGAACCTTAAGAAACTTTTTAATAACTTGTATACCAACGTTGATCTGGCCCTTGTCCTTTTGATTGGCTACAGGCAATCCGATCTTCTGCATTTCAAGAATATTTCCTTGATCAGCAGCATCAGGCACGTACAGCTGACAGCGATACATGGTGTGATACTTGGTCTTAAGGTGCATCATCCAAGTTGGGTTGCTGATGTGGGTCATACCGTCGGTGCGCACCACATAGATGTTGTCCCTGTTGTCAACAAAGAAGAAGACAACCGTATTGGGTGATGTAAATCCCCAGTCGATGCCGGCATAGCAAGGAATGTTCATCTCGTGGCACTTCTTGACGAACGTGTCGTGGGTGCATTCACCGGGGAACTCCTTGCCCACAAGAATCTTCCACATGTCGTTCCATGACTTCATGTGGATCTTCTCATCGAACTCTCGAAAGATAATGCCTTCAACTGATGGTTTTAGGTTCATCAACTGAGCTAGAACCCAATCCGCTCCTTCTGAACGAACTTTCTGAACCATCTCATCGAGGGTCTTGAGCATAGGAGACCGCGACGACTGTTTCTTAGCGTCCGTGAGGCAGATTGAATACAATGGGCACTTGTAGCATCCCTTGAATCCTGTAGTCTGCACATAGTCTTTCTGCTTTAGGCGATCTTTCTTCTTAAATTCTTCTTCGCTGAGCACTTCCATTTTGTCTTGATTGACCCATAAATCCATGGGTTCAGTTCCAGACCTGCTGTCGGGGCAACGCTCGGTAAACTCAAACGCAGTCCAGCGACGGACTCGACGAGTCTTATCTGGAGAACCTTCCATCTCTTCGATCTTCAGGTTCATCAGCCCGTAGCGACTCTTACGCGTGGAGATGCCTACGCGAAGAGCTTTCTTGCCCTTCTTAGAGTCAAGCATACCCGCGATCTCTTTGAAGGCCTTCAAACCTTCACCAGATACCGTATCGATCTCGTCCACAACCACAAGAGGTTCGTGAGGTCCATTGACGGCTTTCATAGTGCAAGGAAGAACTTCGAGTGTAACCTTCTCACCGCCTATGTTGAAGATAGACTTCGACATGTTGGCTTTCTCAAGGATGCGCTGATCTTCAGGCACATCTTGCGGCATCATGAGCGGTTTCAACTTCCTGTTGTATAGAAAGTTCTTCTGATAGTTATAGCAACGATCAGCTTGGTTCTGAATAGCTCCGACGTGAACAACTCCCCGTTGGTCGTGGAGAATCACAAGCAGCTCAGCTATAGCCATTCCAAGGGTTTTGCCAGATCCTCGACCTGCAACGTATAGAAGCTCCTGGATGTTGTCCGGGTTCTGCTTCAGCACGCAGATGCGATAGATTTCCCAGATGATGTCTAAAGGATTGGTATCCGAGAAGCGCGAGACCGTGACATCAGGCAAATGCAATCCAAGGTGGTACTTGATCCAGTTGGAAAGTTCCAGACGGTTCTTACACGGAGTGAGTAACAGTTTTTGCTGCTGCTCAAATGTTAGTTTAGCTACTTTGCTCATCTATCTTAATTGCCTCTGCAATTAGTGTATTCGCGTCCGGCTCTTCGGGTTTCTGTTCTATTCGATTGTTGTTCTGCGGAGTCAAAGCGTCAAGCATTGGTGACTTACTCTTGTCTTTGCCGGACGATGTCGCACCAGAGACGATCTTATAAAGGGTCTCAGCAACGTCCTTATACTCTTTAATGTTCTCAATGCGCAATGCCGGCTTAGGATTTTTAATTGGATCTTGACAATACTTCATCATGGTTTCTAAGTGCTCAGCATTGACCACGCCCATCATGGTGGTGAGGAAGTCAACTTGATCGAGAACTGACTTAACAACCTTAGCACGAACTCTATCTTGTAGAGTGTGCATCATCTTGTCGCGGTCCACGGCCCAACCGCGCAGTGCAGCAGTGAGCGCTACCTGGCCTAGAGGATATTGAGGAAACTGTTGTGCGATCTTTGGGAGACTTTCACCTAGGAGGTAGAGTTCAAATAACTTAGCAGCTTCTAGTTCTTTTAGGGCTCCAGCGGTCTTATGCTTCCTGAGATACTTTTCTGCAAGTTTAATCTCTTCTTCACTTAGTCCGTGGCGTTCTTCGTCTGTCAGTTTTTTCTTCAGCATAAATCTGTTCCCAACAATCGTTGTCTCTCATCACTGAGATGACCTGTCTAATCCTTATCTCGCTTATGCCTTTATACTTACTTACTTGATCGACTGTGAGTCCTAATGTAAGAAGACATGCCACAGATTGCTCAAGTTCACTCAGTTGTGCTAGGAGTTTAATGAATTTGTCAGAGGGTGGGTTCTTAAAAACATACCATAAACGGGCTTGAATCTCACGCTCAATAGTTGTTTCTAGCTTTAACTTTTCTAGGTAGGCAGCAAGCGCATCAGGGGGATGACCACTCAGATAGTGGACCCAAAGATCTTGCTGTAGATCCTCGTCGTTAGTTAGATGGGCTATCTGGCTGCTGACTTTGTCCGCCGGCTCCATCTTCCGCTCCGATGCTATCTACGTAAGCGTCGAAGTCAGCTATGGTGAGTTGTGCGTTCCAGGCTGGACCGCAGAAATCCCTGACGAATGAGTTTAGCATACTGTGCCAGTCTAAGCTTCCCTCTTTCTTGAGGAAGCGCTTGAACCGCCACAAGCCGAACAACGACGTGGCGGTAGATAGCTTTTTGTAAAGGTCTAATTTGGCCATGAGATCTTGTTTGACGTAGATTATATAAGCTACTGTCTTTGTCTCAGGACGAATCTTAACTTCAACGGCTTGTACTTCCGTATGAACTATAGAACCATAGAAAAACAGTTGATTCTTCACAGAATCCGGCACGAGACCGTTGTTCAACAACCATCTCTGCGTATTCAGCATTTCATCAAGAGTAAACTTCTCCTGTTGATCCATTTCTTTCCTTCAGGTGCTATCCACCTTTAACTTCATTATACCAGGTGGATGACTCTACTTCTCGAGTCTAGACTCGTCCAGGACGAGCTTGGCGCGCTTCATCAACTCTTCCTTGTCGATATTACCGTTATACACTTTAGCGATATACTCTGATATGATGAAGTCCATCGACTTCGCCTCAATTGAGACTTTCTTTTTCTCTTTGTCGGTGAACTTTGTCTTCACTTTCACATCTACATCAGCAATAATATCGAGATATTCTTTGGAACCGAGATATCCAACTATCTCAGCTTGAGGACCTTCTAGTTCAAGGACCCAGTGGTCTTTAGAACCTGATAGCTGAGCAGCAAGTTGGCTGCTAAGACTTTCATTTCCACTCTGCTGGTCAAAGACAAACGTGAACCTTCGCCACATCGGCAGGGGACATCCGGTAAATGTTTGACCGTACGTACGTGTGTCGAAGACGGTGATCCCTTTGATCTGATCAATGTCAGAAGCAGATTGGCTAAATGGAGAGCCGACGTATAGTACGGATCCGAGCACTGATTTCGTATGGATATGGCCCGAGATGATGACATCGCATCCAACAATGCTTGTCGCATCAACACCTTCTGTAGCTCTGATAGGGCCATAGTCTGCTCCTAAAAATGTTTGGTGACACACCACAACAGGAAGCGTTTGTCTTGGAAACTTACTCCCATCATACTGGTACGGCACGAATGTCATATCAAATAGATTCTGGATCTCGTCCACGACGTAGAAGTCCTTGATCCTGTTCTTGAAAGGAAGCATTGTGTGGTACTTAGGATCATTGGGCTTGTACATGTCATGGTTACCAACCAGATAGACGTACGGAATACCCATGCTCAGAACACCAAACACATGTTTCATGAACTCGTTGAGGACTTCAGAGCGAATGACTGCGTGTGTGTCGAAGGTGTCGCCAAGGTTGACGACAAGGTCGGGTTTTTCTTTTTCTATGAGTTGATTAAGCCAATTGAGGAATGAGGTTGCTAGATCAAATCTGTTGATCTTGAGATGCGGATCGCCTATGAAAAGTACACGCATTACTCACGCTCACAGTCCTTGAGGACAACTTCTTCGAATATCTCATCTACCAGATAAAGCTGCAAATCGTCGTCTGTACCGACAACCACCGTAAAAGAATCATTGTACTTTGCGGGCATTGGCTGTACGATAACAACGCCAACCGATGTTAAACATACCATGCAAGCTCCACCATTGTTCATAACAACGGATTGACTTTTAAACATGTTGCTCATGTATTCACGGTATGTACTGAGGCTTATATAGGCGTGAGTAGGTAATTTATGAGGATGCACTTCAGCATACGCACAAGCAAGACCGTCGATCACATCACTAGTGACACCATACTGACCGGTATCATAACTTATCCTCATGCCATCGGCTGTTAGGTACGTGATGAGCATATGATCTTACCAATCTCCTCAACAGAAACAGGTTTAAAGTCCCACTGGTCAACGCCCACGTTAATCATTCTCTCCCAAACCTTCCACTTCTCATGGACATGGCCGCAAAGCAGCCATCGACCGTCGTCTTTTGGGCGCCATTTCTCGTACTTGTCGTCACCTGGCTCTACGAGCTTATAAGGATGATGACAAAGATTGACGATAGCAACTCCAGGTATATCAAGTGTCGTTTGCTCAGGCAGAACGATCCAACCCCAATTTTCGTACTTTTGTACCCACTCTTTTCTGTTATCTGCATTACGTGACTTCTTGTTATAGGAATGGCACCAGTCGTGGTTGCCAGGCACCAAATACTTAGTGCCATTCAACAGCCCGGTGTAAGCTTCAACTGGCCTAATAGCCAAGCTGAAGTCACCTAGACAGTAAACTGTATCTTCCGGCTTTACGGTAGCGTTCCAGTTCTTAATCATGGCATCGTTCATCTCGTCCACGTGGGCGAAAGGTCGTCCACAGTACTTGATGACGTTGGCATGCCAAAAATGAGGATCAGATGTAAAGTAAATCATTATTCTTCCGGGTTTAAGTCCACCATGTCGTCGGTTTCCACTACAACGCCAGACGAATCAAGTTGAACTTCATCGTCCTTGTATTCGTAGCAAGCCTTGAGCATCTCGTCCTGGACCTGAGTAGAGTTAACAACGAATTGCTTCATGTTTTCCTCGCCCCTGATGGAGTCATAGTTAGCAAACTGCCACATCTGACTGTTTTCTTTTCCAGTGTTTGGATTAACCGGATGAAAGACCAGTCCCAATGACTTAGCCAACTCAAAAACTTCACCAGCTGTATCTATGATGCCGTGATCATAGTGATATGTGAATTGAGCCATTCTTGCGGGAATACCAAGGCGATTCTTCTTGACCTTGATCCTGACTTTATGACCAGTCTGTTGAGCTGCGCCCGTGATTGTCTCACCAGCTTCTAGGATACCGTTCTTAGTGTCTAGTTTGACGATTTCAAGCATCAAATCTGCGGCGTGCTTCAGTGCCTTGCCTTCAGTAATGATGTACGGGTTTCTCAACGCCTTCATCGGGTCCATTTCCATAGTGACCTGCTGGATGAAGAACGTCAATAAGTTGTAGTCAGATATCACAGGAAGAATCAATTTAAGAGCTGACGGGAGGTAGCTAGCTCCAGTTCCGCCCATCTTTTGGTCAGTGGTTTGCTTCATATTCGACTCTT